TCGTACGCTTTACTGGGTTGGTGGTACAGGTACCTGGGATACAACAACAACAGGTAATTGGGCTAATACATCAGGAGGAATTCCTGGAACTATTAAGCCCCCAGTACAAAATGAAATTGTTAACATTGATACATCGTCTGGTACGGGCACTATTACGTGTGGTGCGGGTGTTTGTGGAGACTTATCAGTTACTGCGTCTCAAGCAATTGTATTAGGAGCCGCTTCATCTACACTATCTGTTTATGGAACTTTATCCTTTCCAAGTGGAGGATCATTTAGTGCATCAACTAATGCAAATACTATTACTATGGCCGCAACATCAGCCAAAACAATTACAACCAATGGAAAAACTTTTTCATCATTAACATTTAATGGTGTAAGTGGAAACTGGACACTTCCAAGCGCTGTTACAGCAACAGCTGCTGTTACATTAGGAAATGGAACTATAACACTTAGCACTAATACAACTACATTATCTTGCGGATCCTTTTCATCGTCTAATTCCAATACTCGTGTCATTGCTTTTGGTACAGGCGCTATCACTACTACTGGCTCTGGAACTGCTTGGACAACTGGTATAGCTACAAACCTTACTTACACAGGTACGCCTACAGTCAACATATCTAATAATTCCGCAACAGCCACGAGTATTATTCCAAACACAGTAGGCGGAGCGGCAACTAATGCATTTAATTTTAATTTTACAACTGGTACATATGCACTAACATTGTCATCAGGATCTGTTGTTGGATCATTAAATTTTACAGGTTTCACTGGTTCATGGTCACCTAGTGGTAACACATGCACATTTTATGGTTCATTAACTCTAGTATCTGGCATGACATTTACCGCAGGTAATGGCGCTTGGACTTTTGCTGCAACCTCTGGAACACAAACAATTACATCAGCTAGTAAATCATTACCCTCTATTACACAAGATGGTGTTGGTGGCACAGTACGATTAGCATCAGGCACCACAACAATGGATGCCAATAGAACCTATACCTTAACAAATGGTACTTTAGATGTAGGCACTAACACAGCCACATTATCTACAGGTTTATTCTCATCAACTAATACTAATGTTCGTTCAATTATTTTTGGCACAGGTAACATAACTACCACAGGTTCTGGTACTGCATGGACAACTGCTACTGCTACAAACCTTACTTACACAGGCACGCCTACAGTTAATATTTCCAACTCTGGTGCCACAGCCACTACTATAACTGCAGGCACAACAGGTGGCACAGAAAATAATTCATTTAATTTTAATTTTACTACGGGCACATACACTCTTACTACAACAACTAACTCTTATTTCAGAGGATTAGACTTTACAGGCTTTACAGGTACCTGGGCTTTTGGATCTACTGCCGCAATATTGATATATGGTAATTTCAAGCTTGTATCAGGCATGACAGTATCAGGAGGCAGTTTTACTAGTAGATGGATTTTTTCAGGAACTTCTGGTGTACAAACAATTACTTCGGCTGGTAAAACACTACTTACCACCTCAATTAGTAACACAGGCACTTCTGTTAAATTATTAGATGCTACAACTTTTTCAACCGACGGAATATATTTAAATAATGGCACCCTTGATTTAAATTCGCAAACTATTAGTGGAGGATATACGTTATTGCAAGATTCTCCAGGGGGATCTGCTACTTTTATTAATGGCACTTTAGCCCCTGTATCGGTTAGTCACTCTTTTGGCACATTAACATTATCTCCTTCTGGAATTCTTACAGCTACAGGTACTTATAGTTTTACGAATGTAGGATCATTAATATTAGGAAGTAACACATTAACTTGTACTACATTTAGTGGAGGTGGCTCAAGCGCTCATTCTATTGACTTTGGTACAGGCCAAATTACTTTAACTGGTAATGCTGCAACAATTTGGAGTACAAGTTCTGGCTTGACCTACTCAGGCACAGCAAAAATTGTTTCAAATTATTCAGGATCAACAGGTACTAGAACATTTACATTTGGCGCATTCACAGTACCATTTACTGTAGGATCTGGATCAGGTAACCAATTTTCATTTGGTACTGCTGGTACGGATATAATTACAGTTACTGGATCAATGGCATCGCTTGACTGGACTGGATTTACTGGAACGTGGTCAGGCGGCACATCAACAATGTCTATTACCTCAGGCAACCTAACACTAGTATCTGGCATGACATGTACTGCAAGTACAGGCGCTATATCATTTACTGCGACATCTGGAACTCAAGTTCTAACATCAGCTGGCAAGACAATTAATCCAATCACAATCAATGGTGTAGGTGGCACAGTTCAGTTAGCAGATGCCGCGTCTATTAATAATGCAACAACCTTAACTAATGGTACGTTAAATTTAAATAACCAGACACTAAGTACACTAACATTTTCATCGAGTAACTCAAACACACGAGCTATTCAATTTGGTACTGGAAACATCACAACTACTGGCTCTGGCACTGTATGGACAACTGCAACAGCTACAAACCTTACCTACACTGGCACCCCAACTGTAAACATATCAAACAATAGCGCTACTGCTACTACTGTTACAACTCATACGACTGGCGGCACATCTACTAATGCATTTGACTTTAACTTTACTACGGGTACTTATGCTCTTACTTTAACAACAGCTTCAGTAGTAAAGTCATTAGACTTTACAGGCTTTACTGGTACATGGTCTCCATCAACAGCCACTTGTACATTTTATGGTAACTTAACTTTAGCGTCTGGCATGACCTTTACTACAGGTACAGGTATTTGGACATTTGCCGCAACATCAGGTACGCAAACAATTACCTCCGCTAGTAAAACACTTTATGCTATTACTCAAAACGGCGTTGGGGGTACAGTTGCATTAGGAGATACTTTTGTTTCAAATAATACTTATACATTAACTAACGGCACATTTAATGCAAGTAACCAAAACTTTACAGCTGCTAATTTCTCAAGCTCTAATGCCAATACAAGAACCATCACAATGGGTTCAGGTACATGGACATTATCAGGTACAGGCACTGTTTGGAATACAGCCACTACCACAGGCTTAACATTTAATAAAAACACGGCTAACATTGTATTATCCAATACCACAACAACTGCTAGAACTTTTGCAGGCGGCGGATTGACATATAATAATTTAACAATAGGCGGTGCCACAGGAATCTCTACAACTACATTTACAGGCAATAATACATTTAATACTTTAGCCTCAACTAAAACTGTGGCTCATACTATTACACTACCAGCAAGCGGCACTACAACAGTAGCTGATTGGACAATCACAGGCACATCTGGCAACGTAGTTACACTTAATTCATCAACGGCTGCAACACAGTCAACATTAACTAAAACTGGGGGCGGTGTCATTAGCGGCATAGATTATTTATCAATTCAAGACTCAAATGCCACCCCAGCAACTACATGGTATGCAGGGGCAAACTCAACTAATGTAAGCAATAATACTGGCTGGATATTTGGAGCAGTCCCAAGTGCAGCTAATAGCAACTATTTCTTATTATTTTAAAGAGCAAAAATGAAGACATTTTTTACTAAAATTATTCAAAAAGGTAAGTTATACTTAGCTAAATTATTCAATAAACAAGGAAAATAACATGGACAAAAAATTAGAACTTTCACTTGAACTAGCAAACCAAATTACGGCGTATTTAGGGACAAAACCTTACCAAGAAGTCTTTCACCTAATTACAGCTTTACAAGAAGCTGCTAAAGAACAAGGTTTAGTAGCACCTAAAGAAGAACCAAAATCGGAAGAATAATGGAAGAACAGGGCAAAGTTATTCCTATTCCAAATCTCAATAACGGAAGAAGAAGGAAATAAAGCATGACTGCACCAAAAGTAGACGACATAGAACATCGTTTAAGCACTCATGAGGAAATTTGTGCTTTAAGATATGAAGCGATAGGAGCAAGACTTAAAAGATTAGAAAGCATCTTGATGGCATCTGCTGGTGCCATTATCCTGCTGCTTTTAAGTATTGTATTAAAATGAACATGGAAAAATTAGCTAGTATGTTGTTTCCTGTAATAGTCTCGGCTATTGCCTGGTTGCTTACATCTATGGCATCTATTCAATCAGATTTAATTGCTATTAAGTCTAAAATGCCTAACCTTATTACAGAACAAGGTGTACCTACAGATAGCCCAATCTCAGTAGAAGCTAGAGCTAAACTGAAAGAGGAATTAAGAGCCCAGATGGGTGAACTTAATGTACGTATTAGAATTTTAGAAGAGCATGATATGCAAAGGAAGGGTAAATAATGTTTAGTATTATTAGTGGTATATTAGGTTTTGCTACAAGCGGACTTCCAAGTCTATTATCATTTTTTCAACAAAAGGGTGACCAAAAACATGAACTTGAAATGGCTAAAATGCAAAACGAACAACAGCTTGCAATGGCTGAAAGAGGCTTTAAATCAGCTGAACGCGTGGAAGAAATTAAATTTGAAGAAGCTCAAGTTGAAGCTTTCGCTCAAGAAAAAGTAGCATTATATGCTCAAGCAGCTAAAGAAGCTGACGGTGCTGCAAGTTGGATCATTAACTTAAGAGCTAGTGTAAGACCTATGGTGACTTACATCATCATATCTTTATTAGTGTTTGTAGATGTGGCTGGACTTATTTGGGCTATACACACAGGTGTAGATTTTGGCACAGCATTAACTGCAGTATTTTCAGAAACCGAAGAGGCTATTTTAACGTCAATCATTGGTTTTTGGTTTGGATCACAAGCTTTTAGCAAAAAATAATGAAGACTTCAGATGCGGGCATTGAGCTTATTAAGCATTTTGAAGGTGTTCGTTATAGGCCTTACAAGTGCGCTGCTGGGCTGTACACAATTGGTTACGGACACCTCATTGGTGATGGTAAACAACTCCCTGATAGTTACAACAAAACTTTCACAGGAGCAGAAGTAGATGCTTTACTTAGAAAAGACCTTAGTAGATTTGAGCGGGGTGTTGCTATGCAACTTCCTGTGCCTCTTAAGCAATGTGAGTTTGATGCTTTGGTTAGTTTTAGCTTTAATCTTGGTCTCGGAACATTACAAAGATCAACACTCCGTCAAGCGATGTTACGCGGAGATAAAAAAACGGCTGCAGAAAATATTTTAAAATATTGCAGAGCAGGTGGAAAGATATTAAAGGGCCTTCAACTTCGAAGGCAAGCAGAATATAAATTATTTTTAAGAGGTTAGTATGACAGTCGCAGCAGTAATGACATATGATACGTTGGTTGAAAATATTCAATCATACTTAGAGCGAACAGACACCGCCACATTAGATAAGATACCTCTTTTCATTATGTTGGCAGAGCAAGTCATTGCTTCAGAAATCAAGTTTCTAGGTAACTTAACAGTCGTTGAGAGCACTATGGTTGCTAGTAATCCTGTTATTGTTAAACCAGTTCGTTGGCACAAAACAGTGTCTATGAATGTTACTGTAGACGGTGTAAAAAACCCTGTGCTACTTCGTAAGTATGAGTACTTAAGAGAATATTGGCCAGATGAAACGCAAACAGATGTACCTAAATATTATTGTGATTATAATTATGAAAATTGGTTAGTAGCTCCCACACCAACAACAAACTACACTTTTGAAGTTCTTTACTACGAGCGCGTACAGCCATTAGACTCAAGCAACCAAACTAACTGGTTCACTATCTATGCGCCACAAGCATTGCTATATGGTTCATTATTGCAAGCTATGCCATTCCTTAAAAATGATGAGCGCACACCTATTTGGCAAGCACAATACAAAGCTATTATGGATACACTTAAAACAGAAGATATCCAACGTATTGGCGATCGTCAAGCCACTGTATTGGATACATAATGCCATCATATACAAGCCCGTTTACTGGTGACGTAATCATCCCAACGGATGTAAGTTATGCCGCCTATGAGCTAACTACAGACATTCAATTAGAGTGGCCTTCTAATGTAACCACGCCTGAAAACGTGGCGGCACGTATTATGGATATTACGCCTGATACTGGGTGGCTTGGTATGCCTCCAGCTAATCAAATATCAGTAGGTCAGGATGCTTTAATACGTAATCTTGGTGCCATACCATTTGATGTATTAACTTATGATGGCGACACAATTGTTTCTGTTCCAGATGGTAAATCAGTTTATATATATGTTACAGAAAATGACACTACTGCAGGCACATGGGGTGTTATTGATTTTGGTGCTGGCACATCAGGTGGCACGGCATCGGAGCTTGCAGGACTTGGGTTACTTGCAATATCAACAACGCTTAATCAAAGCCATCCAGTACAAACATTTGCTGATGCATATACATTCATAAGTTCTGATCGCGCTCAAAATAAATTATGGACTGGCGGAGCTGGAACAGTAAATTTACCTTTGGCTTCAACGCTAGGTGATAACTGGTTTACTATTCTTAAAAATAATGGTACTGGCACATTAACAATAACTGCAACAGCACCAGAAACTATCGACTTACAGTCTACAAAAACAATTCAGCCTGATGAAGCAGCGTTCGTCATGTGTGATGGTACACAATATTTTACTGTAGGCTATGGACAAAGCCCTAACTTCTTATTTACAGCGCTTGTTAAACCAGTAACTTCTGGTACGGTTATTTTAAATACAAACGAAGCTACTTCTATTATTCAAGAGTATGTAGGCTCTCTTACTGGGGATGTGACAGTTGTATATCCTCCAGTAGTAGCTCTTTATGTTATTAGTAATCAAACTACAGACAATGGATACTCATTAACCATTACTACATCTTCTGTTGGCGGCGCTACAGTTGCTATTCCAGTTGGCCAACAAGCTTCTGTTATTTCTGATGGTGTCAACTTTTACAATGCTAATACAGTACAAGCTGGCGGATCAACTACTCAACTTGTAGATGGAAGTGTAAGCAGCCCTTCATTAAGTTTTATTAATGAGGCTTCAACTGGTATCTATAGACCAAGTGCAACTAATATGGGTTTTACAGTGATTGGAACTGAAAGATTAAATGTTAATACAACTGGCGCACAAGTTACTGGCGACGTCGAAGCTACTGGCACGGGAAATTTTGAAGGTGGTATTTCAGGTGGAGATTTCAATTGACCAAAAAAGTATTTGCAATTGATACCCAAGCTGGCATACAACGCGATGGTACACTGACAGACCGTATCTATTACGAAGATGGAAGATGGTGTCGTTTTCAACGTGGTCGCCCAAGAAAAATTTTAGGCTTTCGTGAAATTACTGCTACTTTAGCGGGCCCTAGCAGGGGCATATACCTTGATCCTAATGATGGATTTAATAATATTTTTAGTGGATACAATAATGGTCTTCAAGTTGTAGCTATCAACAATTTAGGTATTGGTAGTGGTATACAAGATTTTACGCTTACAGGATTTACGCCAAATGATAATAACCTTTGGCAAATGGATTCAGAGTTTGACTCTGGCGGTACTAATCAACAAACACTACTAGCTCATCCTGGACAAAACTTAACTAAAATTGACAGCACTGTAAACACACCTGTATTAGGTGGAGATATCAATGGTACATCATTAGCACCTATTGGTATATTTACAGCAACGGGGGCAACAAATTCAACTGATACTATTACGCTTGATGCTATCAATCCGCTTATTGGCGCAGGCCAACTAATTACTGACTCAGCTGGGGATATTCCAGCGGGAACCACAGTCGTGTCCGTATCAGGAACCTCTGTTGTACTTTCAGAAGATGCCACAGGATCTACAGGCAGCAATACATTTACTTTTGACAATCAAATTTCAGTGTCTGGCGGTGTAGTTGTACTACATCCTTATACGTTTGTATATGGCAACAACGGGCTTATTAAAAATTGTGCAGCAGGCAATCTTAGTGACTGGGTATCTACAGATTCAAACGAAACAAATGTAGCCTCCACAAAAATTGTAAAAGGCCTTCCAGTTCGAGGCGGATCTAATGCGCCATCAGGTTTATTCTGGGCACTTGATTCACTTATTCGCGTATCTTATAACCCAACTACAGTCACTGTTGGCGGCACTCCAAACACATTCTATTGGCGTTATGACGTTATTTCATCACAAACATCTATTCTTTCATCGCAATCAGTTATTGAATATGATGGTATTTATTATTGGATTGGCGTCGACCGATTTATGCTATACAACGGCGTTGTAAAAGAAATTCCAAACACATTTAATCAAAACTATTTTTTTGATAATTTAAATTACGCGCAAAAACAAAAAGTTTACGCAAATAAAGTACCTCGTTATGGTGAGATTTGGTGGTTTTATCCTAGAGATAATTCTACAGAATGTAACGATTGTATTATTTATAACATAAGAGAAAATTGCTGGTACGACGTAGGTGAAGCATTAGGCGCTAGACGCTCAGCTGGCTACTTCTCTCAAGTATTTCCATATCCAATTAATGCTGGATGGGAAATTAATGCTACAGGTGGTGTTGATGGATTTGAAATTGTTGATCCTGGATCTAGCTACACAGATGGCGTTTATCCATATCAAGTATTAGCTAATTTAGATGGAAATATATCTGCTATTGCAACGATTACAGTTGCTGGCGGAGTTGTTACAGAAGTGCAAATAACAACACATGGTACAGACTATGCTGTAGGTGATGTATTAATTGCGCCAACACTTCCAGATGGAGCGGATTTTGCAATGATTATTACAACAATAATGAGTTATGTATCATTATTTCAACATGAAACTGGAACAGATGCTATCTATACAGGCCCAACAGGTGGAGTGGTCACAGCTATTCAAAGTTACTTTGAGACATCTAACTTAGGTTGGGTATCTGGCGGGCCTGCTCAGCAAGTCCCAACAGGCGATAATTATTGGTTAAGATTAGAGCGTGTAGAGCCTGACTTTGTAATGACTGGCGACATGACTTTAGTAGTTACAGGACGACCTTTTGCGCAAGGTGACGACCAAGAATCTAGCCCTTATACATTTAATCAAAACACAAGTAAAATTGATATGCGTGAACAACGCAGAGAATTAAGATTAAGATTTGAAAGTAATGTCACTGGTGGTAACTACCAACTTGGTTATGTATTACTTGATGCTGATGTCGGTGATGTAAGACCGTACTAATGGCACTAGCACTTGTATATGATCCAAGATTCCACACCTTTAACTCATGGGCAAGTCTCATGGTTGAAGCTTATAGTGGTCAGCAATTACAAATACCAGGTGACGAAGACACTTGGAAAGACTGGGCTGTAGGACTTAAAGGTATTGATACATTTACTAATGAAGGTATACCAGGCCCATACATATATGAAAACTGGCAAGATTGGGCAGAGGCTATTGTGAATGCCGTTAATCAAAGGACTGATAATGACCAAGCAGCATAAACATCATAAAGAACATAAGCCAAAAAAGAATCCATTGCATGGCACTGGCACAATGACGACACAAGAAATTGTGCAACAAAATGTTGAGCGCATGGAACCAGGACAAGACTGGAAACAAGTCTATTCTTATTTGTATCACGGCATACAATCAAATAAATTTAGAATGCTAAGGCATCACAACTCACTTTTATTTTTTAAAGTAGAGTCTCCTGTAGCTTCTAACGCGCATATATTTACAACAGATAAACAAGAAGACATTGTTAAAGCTTTAACTGCTTTTGGTAGATCATTACATGTATCAGGCTTTACACAACTAACAGCATTTGTTCGTGTGCCATCACTGTTAAGATTAATTAGAAAAGCAAACTCACAAAAATTTGAAGTCCATGATGAAGCAGTTAGGCCTTATGGTGATACTGGTGAAGTTACTGGATATAAATTAAAAATTAATTTAAAGGCTGGTAAATAATGGGATTTGTCGGAGATGCAATTGGCGCCGTATTTGATGCGGTAGGAAGTGTACTTGAAGTTATTATTGATAATGCATTACCAATTATTGAAACAATTGCATTTGATTACTTTGTAGCTCCAGGTTTTGGATCCTTTATATCAAGCGCTTTTGATGTTGCAGCAAACATTGGATCAAATATAGCTTTAGGTATTGGCCATGCTGCTATTTCTGCTCTTAATGGTGGAAGCTTAGCAAGTATTGCTGCCGCTGGTATTGTTCCTTTTGTATCAGACCCAATCTTACAAAAACAATTATTTGGCTCTGCATTAGTAGATCCAACAAAAGTGTTAGATGCAGCCACGGGACAAATGGTTCCAGCTGGACTATTTAATAAAGCTGTTGATAGTCTTCTTGGCGATTCTACATTTGCGCCTGTTCTTTCTGGCGCATTAGGTAAAGCTACATCAGCTGGCGTCATTGCTGGAATTACTGATGGTGACATCATAGATGCAGCAACTACTGCTGGTATTAGCTCAATTACAACTCAATACATGGGCAAAGCTTGGGAAGCAGCAAAAGCTAACTCACCAGCTATTCAAAGTATTTCAAATGGATTTACAAATACTGTAAATTCAATTAAAGGTGTATTGCCTACATTTTCAAAAGCGTCAGATTTACAAACTAAAGCACAAGTGGCCGCAGATGCATACAATAAAGAATATACAGATAGCAATTATGCAAGTTTAAAAGCTAGATACGATGCTCAAATTACAGCATACAATGCAGCTAAAGATGCAGGCGATGCAGATACTGCAAATCCAATTGCGGCAAATTTAAATGATAATATTATTCCAGCATTAAATGCAGCAGCAACAAAATTAACTGAATTAAACAGTGTCTATCAAACAGCCACTGGCAATATGAATACCTTTACAGGTGAAAAAATTAATGTAGCAGATCTTAGTTCGCAAGTTGGCACAACAGTTACTGATGTAGGCGGTGGTAAATATCAATTTACTTTAAAACCAATTGAAGTTTTACCAGATGGAACCATAAGAGAAGGCGCTCCAATTACAACCACCATTGATTCAAATATGACTAATGGTGACTTATTAGGTAACAAAGAAATATTAGGTATATTTGATAATTTAAATAATTTGCAAGGCCAATACGACACAGTATCTGGCTCTATACAAGCTGCATATGACCTATACGCATACTCAAACAACTCAGACGCACAATCAAAAGCAATTCAAAGTGGTGACATTGCTAAAGCTGTTGAATTACAAAAAGAACAAGAAAAGATTCAAACAGATTTAACTAAAACAAATACTGTATTGCCTAAAGACAAACAAGTTGTTATTTCTCCAGAACTAAAAAATAAAACACAAATTATTAATTCAATTGTAGATACTCAAAAAATATTAGATTCTGGAAAAGTTGCATCAGGACTTAGTGCAAGTGCAACATTAGTTGATTTGACAGATAAAGAAAAAGAGTATTTAAAAGAAGCGTTGAATATAAACAAACAAAAGTTATCTATTGTTAATAATGATCCAAATAATCTTTATGCACAACAGAAGGCAGCAATTGATTCTGGAGATTTTGCAAAAGCAGCAACAATCCAAAAAAACATTGAAAACCTTTCAACAAATACCACTCAGTTGCGTTCAAAATACGGCTTAGCTGGTAGTGCGGTTAACCTAGCGCTTAAATCAGTATTAGATGGCGACACTCCAAAAAATTTACAAATTAATAATAAAGAACAATATGTTCTTGATCAACTTGTTAAAAAACCAACTGATGCTGCATTATTAGATATTGCAAAAAAACAAGTTAGTACAGACCCAAATCAACCGCAAGGAAATCCTAAACTTGGAATTAGTATCAATTCCAATCAAGCGATGCAAGGCGCGTCTGGAAAATATTATACAATTAATCCTAAAGCTGGAACAATTACACCTATACAACTTCCACCACCACCAACTGGCGATTTAAAATCTATTGAAACTTACAATAATGCTATAGACAGACTTAATGCAAAATATGGCACGCATGAAATACAAGGAATAAATATTCCAATAGGATTAGACCGAAACTTTGATGCAACCAAAGCAATAGAATTAAATAACAACATAGCAAAATATAATGCTGAAAACGGAACAAACATTTCTTCTGTGCCTACGGCCATACCTGAGAAAGGTGTTATAGGAAACTCTATAGATGCTAACAATTATAATAAGGCTGTAACAAATTTCAATAATAATTACGGAACAAAGATTCCTACACTTTCCTATTTACCTCCACCACCGCCACCAACGGGAGCTTTATTAAATAGCGCAACAACAATAAATAATTACAATACAAAAATTGATAAATACAATGCTGAATATGGAACTAATATTGCTCATGTTGCGGTGCCAGGTACAACAACTACACCTACAACACCTACAACACCTACAACACCTACAACACCTACAACGCCGACCACGCCTACGACGCCTACGACGCCTACAACACCACCTACTCTTACTCAAACACAAATGGCTAATGCTGCGTTATACAAAGATCAAGGATATAAAGACTTACAAGCAAGAGTAGAACAGGCTCAAACAATGTTACGCACAGAAGGGTTTAAAAATATACAAGCTAATTCTGTAATATTAAATCAAGCACAAAAAGCTGCAAATGATTACAAAACAAACTTTGTAAATAATTACATAGCTAATCCGCCAGCGCCACCTGTAACGCCGCCAGTCACACCACCTGTTACTCCACCTGTTACTCCACCTGTCACTCCGCCAGTTACACCTCCAACGGATACAGGTACGACAACACCTACTACACCAGGCGTAACAGATACTATTGGCAACATTATTCAAAATCCACCAGTGGTGCCACCTGTTACTCCACCAGTTGTTACACCTCCAGTGACACCGCCTGTGGTACCTCCTGTAACACCGCCCGTAACTCCTCCTGTAGTAGAGCCACCAGTAGTGACTCCTCCAGTTGTTACGCCGCCTGTTACTCCGCCAGTAGAGCCACCGATAACACCTCCAGTGACTCCTCCTGTTGTTGAACCGCCAGTTGTGACACCACCAGTCGTTACTCCTCCTGTAACGCCTCCAGTGGTCACACCTCCTACTGAGCCTGTAACCCCACCAGTGGTAACGCCGCCAGTGGTTACACCACCAATAGTTGAACCACCTGTGACACCTCCTGTAGTTACGCCACCAGTGGTTACGCCGCCTGTCACACCACCAGTGACACCACCAAGTACGCCAGTGGGAGGTATAACACAAAATTCATTAGGTCAATTTGTAGATACCCTTGGTCGCGTCTTTACAAGACAAATCATTAATGGCGTAATTAACTACACGCTTAATAGCGTTATTAATGGTGGAACACCAACAGGACCTACAAGACCTACATACGTAAGACCACCTTCACATGTCGATATAAGCACTTTAACTCCCGTATCTGGCATAGGAGGCCTTGGACAAACTTCAACAGGAGGTGTACAATCTCCTGGTGGAGGTCTACCTTCAACACCCCCATCTAAAGTTGATGTAAGTACTTTAACGCCCGTTACTGATACTAATCGATTAAAAGCTTTGGGACTTATTACTTAGGATAATTTATGGCACTTCCAGAAACCGTTGATAAACCAGAAGATATTGTAGACCTATCTGCATATGATTTACCTCCAATTGAGGATGTGCCTATTGAGGATGTGTTTATGGTTCGTGGTGACAATCCATTGCCTGAGGAAAGAACAACAACAGAACCTCCTGTTATGTATGCAACTGGCACACCTTCCCCATTAGCATCTAACGCCCCTCCTGCGCCTGATTATTCTGTAAATCAAGCTGGATTAAATCTTGCTGGAAGACCAAATTTATCTAATGCCCCAGCAACGTCAATTACATCACCTGGATCAGCCGCAAAACAAAACCCTAGAGTTGTAGAAGAAAGAACACAAACATCACCAGCAGCTGGTGCATTGTTAGGTGGCTTATTAGGCATGGCTTTAAACAAAGGATCTAGCACTTCAACATCTGGATTAACGCCAAAACCTAATCCAAACCCTAATCCAAACCCAAACCCTAACCCAAATCCAAACCCTAACCCAAACCCTGGCGGAGGAACGCCTACAGGCAATATTGGTAGCACAGATAGTATTCAATTACCTCCAGGCACAACCCAAACACAAATTGATGCTCAATATGGCCAAACAAATGGTCAATCTAATTATGTGATTTCAGGCGTAGATCCTGGCACTGGAAAAGTTATTGCAACACCAAACTTAAACATAGGCCCTAATTATGGTGGTGGTACAGGAACGGGAACTGGCACTGGTACTGGCGCAGGGACTGGTACAGGCACAGGAACAAACACTGGTGGCGGTGGATCAACCTCAGGAACTACACCTCCTGATACATTACCTGTTAATCCTGACACTGGCATCCCAGATGGCACAACACAACTAGCTAATAATTATTACGAAGACCGAGATGGAAATGTTTATGATGCATCTGGTTCTTTAATTTATATTAATCCAAGTAATGCTATTTCTGGATCTAATGATGGCGGTGGTGGTTACGATCCTAACAAACCAAACGATCAACAATACTATGCTGACACTAACGGTAACATTTATGATTACAACGGTGATTTAGTTTTGGCATTCCAAAATGATTACTACTACGAACCAGACACTGGAAACTTTTATGATTCAAACTTTGATCCAGTAGATGATTCATTTAATCCATACGCTGATTACTATGGTCTTGATTATTACCCAGATAATTCAACTTATGATCCATGGGGTCCTCCAGGTTATGATTATAGCAGTCCAGACTATTTTGATTATGGAAACTATACCCCTGGAAGCACTACAATTATTAAAAAAGGTGGTCACGTGACGCACAAAAAACAAGGCGGATTAGCAACGCCATTATTTGCAAATGGTGGATCAGTGCCACGTTTTGCTGACGGCACAACTGGAGGCCTTGACGTATCTCAATTTACAACACAATTAGATCCTCTAGCCGTAGATACAAATAACATTCTTGGTGTAGGAAGTACTGGCTCAACAACATCAGATGGCGGCACATCAGTACCTATTAACTATAATAATCTTCAAAGTACGCCTGGCGTAGATTTATCAACAACAAATACTGCTCCGTTAGCAACTGCATCAAATCTAACATCAGGCTCATCAAATACTAGCGGTGGAATTTTAGATGCAATTAGTGGCTTACTAAGCAACAAAGGTGTATCAGGCGCATTATTAGGTGGCTTACTTACACAGCTAATGAACTCATCATCACAGCCAGTAAATAAAGGCATTGACATGGCCGCGTTAGGTGCATTACAACCACGCACAACAAACTTTGGAATGGGCCCTGCTAAATATACGCCTTACTCAGAATATGGCACACCAACGGATCAAGGCAATTACTCAGAGCTTTATAAAAACTTAGGCGTGTCACCAAATAGAATGACACCTCCTCCACCAACAACACCAACTGGCGGACTAGCTCCAAATACACAACAACCTGATCAATCAATCGTAGCACCTCCTTCAGGCGGAACACCTATAGCTCCACCACAAACAGGTGAACCACAATTTTTCCAAGACGCTAATGGCAATATTTATAATGCTAATGGTGATTTAGTTTACGACGCTGGATTAGGTCAAATGGTAGGTCAAGATAGTGGTACCGCTGTTGCACCTAACGGAGCTATGCCAGTTAATCCAAATCCACCTAATTTTGGATTGGATGCTTTAGAGCCACCAACACCATTACCAAAAGCTCCAGTAGATAATGGTTACTATTCTTACGGTACGCCAGTAAGTCCATCCGATATATTAGCATCTAAAAAAGGCGGTTTAGCTAAGATGGCTAATGGCGGATCACCAATGCAAACAAATTTAAATGTACCAATGTCAGATAAATTTCATCCTAATTTACCTATGGTAGAAGGCCGTACTGACTACAGAAACGGAAGCTATGTAGAAGGCCCAGGCGATGGTCAGTCCGATGATATTCCAGCTATGTTAGCTGACGGAGAGTATGTAATTGATGCTGAAACTGTGGCACAATTAGGCAATGGATCAAACAAAGCTGGCGCTAAAATGCTAGATGGATTTAGAGAAAATATTAGGGCGCATAAACGTAATGCACCGTTACACAAAATACCGCCAAAGTCAAAGTCGCCTTTGGCCTATCTTAAAGGAGCAAAATAATGGCTGACATTTTCCAAGGTGCACCGTTACCCACGATAACAACCACCGAGCAACAACAAACCACTTTACCTGATTTTTATACGAACTATTTACAAGACGTAGCTAACTTAGGTACTAATGCTGTTCAACAAGGTGGTGTAGCTGGCTTCGGTCCATTACAACAACAAGCATTTCAAATGGCTCCTAATGCAGCATTCTCTGGCGCGCAAACTGCTGGTGCTGGCGCTAATTTATTAGGCGCAGCAGGCACAACTGGCGCTCCTGATATTGTAAACAATTACATGAATCCATATACAGGCAATGTTGTAAATGAGATGGCTCGTCTACAACAACAAAATTTACAACGTAATGTATTGCCAACAATTGCAGGTGGCGGTGTAGGCACTGGATCTTTTGGTTCACGCAGACAACAACAAGCATTAGGTCAAACATTGGCTGACATGCAAGCTAACCTTACTGGTCAACAATATGGCGCATTAAACACTGGTTATAACAATGCAATAACTAATGCACAAACAGATTTAACTCGTCAAATGCAAGCTGGTCAAGGCTTGGGCAATATTGCAAATCAACAGTACAACATTGGCTCAGGCGGTTTAAAACAATTATCTGATTTAGGCGGAATACAACAAACACAAGGTCAAAATCAATTAAACTATCCAATGATCCAAGCGCAAAATTTTGCTAAGTTAATGCAAGGCTACACAATGCCTACTGGCACTGCAATTCAAAAAGTAGGCCCAGGATCAAGCGGTCAATACTCAGCAAGCCCATTAGGACAAATTTCTGGTTTACTTACTGGTATAGGTTCATTTATGAATTCTGGATCAGGCTCATCAGGTACAGGTACAACTGGCACAAGCGGTCAAAATGTTGTTAACGGTCTTTTAAACTTACCAGCAGATTTGTTAGGTCAAGTAAGAACTGCATTAGGTTCTTTAGGTATTAACTTTGCCGAAGGTGGTAGTGTAAATGGTTATGCTGAAGGTGGATCTGCTAACAATGCAAAAACATCTATGACACCAATCCCAATGAATATGGCTCAAAAAATTAATCAGATAAAAGGCAGAGGCTAATATGGCACTCACAAGCGGATTAGATTCTCTTAACATAGATCAAGCAACTGATCAGCCATCCAATCAAACACCTGATCAACCAGTTGTTAATGAAGCGCCTGCTGCTCCTCAGCCATCAAATGAAGAAGCAATATTAAGTAAAGCTTTAGATGATCATCAAAAACAAAAGTTATTGCTTAATCAACAAATACAAAAAATGTCAGAAGGATTTTCGCAAAGACAAAATCAATTCATTGATCCAAAACTTGCGGCTATGTCTGCAGCATTTTTAGACCCAGGTAAGACTGGTAGTTTTGGTGAAGCTTTTGGTCGCGCTGTAAAAGGTTATGGTGAAGCGGCTACGGAAGAAGATAAACAAATTAAAGAAAACGCAAAAATGCGTCTTGACTTAATGAAGACAAGTATTTCTGAAAATGAGAAAAATTTAATTGCACAGTTAACACCTAAATTATTTAAAGTAAATGACAAAGGTGCATATACTGGCGAAGTAGATCCAGTCATTGCACAAAAAATTGTTTCTATTTCTGGTGACCCAAGCATGATCCAGAAAATTATTGAAATGAGCAAACCACAAATTGGCGAACTTGCTCCAGGCGCTTCTACATACGATAAGAAAACAGGAAAAATTATCTTTACTAATCCTAAAGAAGCAACACCTTCTGATCTTAAGAAAAAAGAAGATGAGCTTGCAAAATTAAAAGAAGATTTAGCAAAAGATCCAACTAACGAAACTTTAAAAAGAAATGTTAAGTATCATGAAGATGACCTTAAAAAACTTGAACAACTAGAATTCCCTGATGAAGTTTTAGATGCATTAGCAAGACAAGCTTTAGCTGGCGATACAAGCGTATTTGTTAATGTAGGAAGAGGAACACAAGGCCCAAATAATTTAGTTAGATTAAGAACTAAGATGACTCAGATTATGAAAGACAGCGGTATGAATCCTGGAGATATTGCTGCTAAAAACGCTGAGTTCTTTGGATTTAAAGCTGGTGAACGAACACTTGGTACTAGAAGCGCTAACTTAGAATTAGCTGCTCAAGGATTCTTAAATATTGTGCCAATTGCTCAAATAGCTTCTAATAGAGTAAGTCGCAGTAAATTCTTGCCATTTGGTAAAATTCAAATTATGTTCGATGAAAACTTTAACGATCCAGATGTGTCACAATTTGCAGCAGCCAATAATGGTCTTGTTAATACA